GGAAATCTTTCTGGAATTCCCTGCATTCCAATTTTAAGCAAATATTTCCTATCATCTGCCAACAACTCAGGAATCATTCGATCAACATTTTGCTTACCATAATGATGACAACTCATTTCATACTCAATATCAAAAACAAATTTTATCATATAAAATGCCAATGGTTCAACACCAATTGTATCATATGCTAATCCTATCAACCTACTCAGATTTCGAAATACAGGTGCTCCCCTGTCTTTAGGAACCGCCATACGCCATTTATATTGCATCAAAGGACGCCAAGGAACAATGGGACAAATATTGGGATGATGGACAGTCAAACCAAAATTCTCACTCATTACAAACTGACGTTTCAAATATACTGGACCAGTATAAACAGTACGCAAAACTGTACCACCTACAACTGTATGATAAGTAATAAGAGAATTATATGTATTTTTCTTTTTCATAACAACACCATACTTAACAAAGATAAATTCAGCAAAACCCTCAACGGAAATTTCATCCAAATCACGAGGACTACCACCCAGAAAATCATCACCAAAGAACAAATTCACAATTCTACGAGCAAGCAAATACATCCATATTCTTTTTCGAACAGAAACTTCAGATTCAGCCATCACAGTGAATATATATGCCAACCAATAGAACATTATCATTATCCAGGAATTACCATGAGACGTTTCCAAACTTCCAGAAGGCATAAAACCAACAATAAGCATAAAATCCTCTATCCACCTAACAGTTTTTCCGGCCAACATTTCAGCCAAAGCTTCTACGATACACTGTATTAACAAGTACATTGGATCCTTATCATCACGCTCCAACCATACCAACGAAAACATTTGATAAAATACCAAATGCATGGCACCAATTGAAGTATCAAGGCTTGAAATATCACCATCAAAGAACTTTTGCGTACCCGCACTAACAAATTTATAACTACGATAGGTAATATCATTATTGTCAAGAATTAACTCATATTTATCACCCAATTCTCCAAATAGTGCATCATATTTTAACTTAGCACCTCCCTTGAGCCAAGAAGTACCAATTTCAATATGAGCACTTAAATTACGGGCACCAGGATACAACAAATGAAAATAAGGATAATATGTTCGTTCAATTTTTCGAAATTGCAAAAATCGACCAAGGAAAGAATCTTTATATAACGCAAAGATTCTGCCTTTATGGTTATATTCTCTAACCGTATCTGGATTCAAAGTTCCTTCATCTATACTAGATCGATTCTCATCTTTAAAAGATAACGAAGTTATCGATTGTTTGAAATGTTTCTCAATGGGAACCAACCCATCTTTAATATGAATTGCCGCAGAGATCATAAAAGTAGAAAAATCTCGTAATATTGAAACCAAAGCTTGGTTTTTAGTGGGATTGTCAACAAAACGGTAAGTACAATATTTAGTTTCAATCTCCCCCAAATTGGGATATCTCTCAAAACCATTCTTTTTATTACCGAGAGGAATCAAACTAAAATGATGAGGCTCGAAAGTAAAACGAAC